CGTTATTAGCAGTTGGGGCGTTTTTGGGGGGTCGTTTATAAAAACGCATGGATCCCTCAATCTATAAAAGTAAATAATCAACATGTAATATCAGGATCAATAAAAATTTTTTTCCTAAAAAAATCTGCTATAATACCTCAATAGTAAAAAAATTTTGCCGTGAAAAAAATTCCCACAAGGTTCGATGGATATTATGTTTCTGAAGATGGTAAAGTATATACTGAATGGCATAAAATTTATGTAAAAGGAATTTCTGGATGTTCCACATTACGGGGAAACCTGAAAGAAATCAAACAAATTCCAAGAGGAGGTACTAATCCAAAAGATAGATATCTTGCAATTAATATTTCATTAAAGAATGAAACTGGAAAAACAATAAAGCAAATTAAATATTATACTCATAGATTAATCGCAGAAACTCTCATAGAAAATCCCAATAATTATTCAGAAGTAGATCATATTGATGAAAATAAATCAAACAATCATATTTCGAATTTGCGGTGGATCTCTAGAAAACATAATATGAGACATGCCGCAAAAGAATTTTTAATAGAAGATGTTTCTAATGGAAAAGTTTATAGTGGAAATAATCTTAGAGATTGGGTAATAGAAAATTGGGATTGGATATCTAAAAGAACTAAAGTAAAAACAGTAAAAACTTTTTGTAACCAATACTATCAGGGAAGGGAAATGAAGAAGGTTGGATTAAAATTAATTTCATTCTATCAAATAACTTAAAAAAATGCCCCGTAGACATCAACCAACTTATCGTCCACAGAACATGTGTTGGTCTTGCTTTTATACATGGTATCCTCGTGGAAAGAATTTTTCGATAAAGTGCCCTAATTGTGGCTCTACCAATACAGGATTGGATATCATGGGATTTTTAGTAATTCTATTTGTATTCATGATATTCTTGGTGTATATGGTAAGTCATTAAATTCAAAAAACACTATATAATGTGAATTTGTAAAGTTATGTACAAAAAAAAATGAAGAAAAATTCTGAGGAAAATTTTCAGCCCATTCAGACTGATCCCATTACGGGGGAATATTATATCGTGATTCCAGAATGGATTGCGAACGAACTTTCATGGTATGAAGATACTGAAATCTCATTTACATTAGATGGTGATGAAGTAGTGCTTACCGAAAATAAGTAAGTTCTTGACAACTACTATATAATGAGTTATGATACTGAAGTAAAACCAATTTCTATTATGTCTAAAGGATTTACCGTTAAAGCAAAGGCACCAGTTGCCGATAAGAAAAATCAAAATGAATGGGACTATGATTTAGCAAGAGAAATGATTCGCGGCAAAACCGTGGTCTTTTGTCTTCCCGGAAGAGGCGTTTCATATGCATACCTAAAGAGTTTTGTTCAGCTTTGTTTTGATCTTGTACAGTCAGGTGCAAGCATTCAAATCTCTCAAGACTATTCTTCGATGGTCAATTTTGCCCGTTGCAAGTGTTTGGGTGCAAATGTACTTGCCGGACCAGATCAAATGCCTTGGCAGGGAAAACTGAATTATGATTATCAACTCTGGATTGATAGTGACATCGTATTCAATACTGAGAAGTTTTTTCAATTAGTTCTTCTCGATAAAGATATTGCTGCCGGATGGTATTGCACCGAAGATGGTCATACTACATCAGTCGCTCATTGGCTGGAAGAAAATGACTTCCGTAATAATGGTGGTGTGATGAATCATGAAACACTCGAAAGTATTGATAAGCGTCGCAAACCCTTCACCGTTGATTACACCGGATTCGGTTGGCTTCTCATTAAAAATGGTGTGTTTGAGCATCCTGAGATGAAGTATCCTTGGTTTGCCCCCAAGATGCAAGTCTTTGAATCTGGAGAAGTTCAAGACATGTGTGGAGAGGACGTATCCTTCTGTCTGGATGCAAAAGAAGCTGGATTTGAAATCTGGTGTGATCCTCGTGTTCGAGTTGGACATGAAAAAATTCGTGTGATCTAATGGCATACTATAATATTCTTGTAGATGGAAGAAAAATTTATTCAAATCTTTCAGAAGAAGAGTATTTTGATATTATGGAGGACCTGTCAAACATGTATTATGAGACAGGTTCTCCGCATCCCACAGATATTGATACTGAAATAATCGGAGATTAATGATGTCTATTAAAAAATCGCTGAGCGGCAATAAAATAATTGAATCGCGCCCGAAGAATACTCGTCAAGGTGATGGAGCAAATACAAAACACTCTGCCACTTCACGTAATAATGCACGTAAGAAGTATAGAGGCCAAGGAAGGTAGTTCTTCATGATTCAACTGAATCCTCAAATACCCGTCCTCACCCCTAAAGGGAAAGGATGGGCATTTTTTTTAATTGATCGTTCACAAGAGCACGACTTAGAATGGGTAGTATTCTTGGATGATGGCGGATATTGTTGGACTTTTCGTAACTCTGATATCAGAATACAGAAAAATCTAACACTTGATCGCAAAAATATTGTCGGTTTTGGGACTCTTGGAGATATTGGAGTATCATAAAGCATCATTTAAGACCTTATGGCCCTTTTCTCGTCTAAAAAATAAGAAGCGCGTCTACCTCGTCTTGAAGAAACCCCAAAAACCCAAGAAAAACATAGAATAAATACATTTTCACAGTTGATTTTTATGAATTGGAACAATTTTCAATGGGAAATCACCTCTTATTAGAGGTTTATAACGTAAAGTACGACTTATTGAATGATACTCAATCTCTCATTAGTACCATGAAGAGGGGAATTGAGAAAGCTCAGATGACAATCTTGAACGTTTTTAGTCATGAATTCATTCCACAAGGAGTTACGATAGTAATTGCGCTTTCAGAAAGTCATGTTTCGTGCCACACTTGGCCAGAAGAAGGTTCTATTGCAATTGATGTTTATACTTGTGGATCTGGAAGACCAAAAATGGTAGCTTTAGAACTCCTTAAATATCTAAATTCCGAAAATTATAAGATTAGACATTTAGATCGTTAAATACTTTCAAGGAGATAGCAACCTCCTTTATAAAAGTTCTGTTTTTATTCAAAAACAGGAGCTAAAATGTCCAATCTAAAAGTTGATAGAGATCGAGAATACATGAAACAAATGTGGGGAACCACAAAACTTGTCACAGATTATGAGGTATCTGAACAAAAGGTTCTTCAAGAAATTATGCATGATGATATTCAAAGGCATAATTTAAAAAAACAAACTGATCTTCATGAAAAAATTCGTAATGATGATGATTATGATGATTGGGAATATGGAACTGAACCAACATATGGTTCTTCCTGGAAATAGGCATAAATAACTGAAGAAATTTATAGCAAAATGGCGGTACAAAGGATATCTAGATCATTTAAAGATATTAGTTTATCCTTTGTACCTCATCCGGTAACAAAAGATCTACCTATATTAAAGAATGAAAATGCGATAATTAGATCTGTTCGTAATCTTGTAGAGACAATACCTACTGAAAGATTTTTTAATTCTACTCTCGGGTCAGATGTAAGATCTCTTCTTTTTGATTTTGTAGATTACGGTACTGCATCTGCTATAAAAGATCAAATATTGACTACAATTCATAATTACGAACAAAGAGTTAATAATGTTAAAGTATTGGTGAATCCACAACCAGATGATAATAATTTTGAAGTCATCATTTCATTCGATATTATTGGACAAGAAATTCCAACTCAACAATTTACATTCATACTAGAGGCAACAAGATAAAATGCCTTTTACAAAATTTACTAATCTAGATTTTGATCAGATCAAAACCTCAATCAAAGACTATCTCCGTGCAAATTCCACCTTTACGGACTTTGACTTTGATGGCTCAAATTTTTCAATTTTAATAGATACGTTAGCATATAATACTTATATTACTGCATTTAACTCCAATATGATTGTGAATGAATCCTTTTTGGATTCTGCAACACTTAGAGAAAATGTTGTTTCTTTAGCAAGAAATATTGGATACGTTCCTCGTTCTACAAAGGCATCGCAAGCAGTTATATCTTTCTCAGTTAATACAACCAGCACAAGTCCCACACTTACTTTAAATCCCGGATTGGTTTGTGTCGGAACTGCTAGTGGTGGATCTTATGTATTTTCAATTACTGAAAGTATTACTGTTCCAATTGTATCTGGAGTTGCAAATTTTAACAATATTACAGTATATGAGGGAACATATTTAACTCA